GGAAACGTCAGAAATAGCACCGTCTATTTGTACAAGATCACCGCTTTGTCTGAGTATCTTACCAGCGGATTGACCAATATTATGATTCGCCTTACTTATTATTCTATCCCATACAGCCGTTGCGTTGACTACGGCTGTTGGTGCCGCCGATACCATGTCAGTGTTTGTAGTGGTTGTATCAACTAGCTGAATATCTGTGGCTGACAAGTCGTTAGCCGTTGTTTTGTTCTCGACATTACCCCAGTCAATCCCTGCGGCTCCAGTGGCCGTTACGTCTAGTTGACGATTAGCCACTGTAGATTTGAGTGAGTTTTCAGCCAGGATATATACTTTATCTGTGGTCGCTATGGTGAAGGCAAGGGCTTCTTTTAATGTAACTGTTAAAGTTGATCCAGTGTAATCCAGCACCATTCCAATTGCTTTCTGTGTGGCAGTAGATACGTCTTCAACAACGATAGTACAATTATTGTACGCATCATCATCCGCACTTCCGGCTGTTAATGTAAAGCTGGTCTGAGTGGCTAATGTGGCGATTGTCGTGTCAGCTAACAATAACCGATCAGAACCACCCGCGCCTGTTGTCCATGATGCGTCTCCGCGATCCCGTATAGCCTCCAGTGAATCCGTGGACGTATTGAAAGTTGCCCCTTGTATGTTGTCTATTTTTGTATCTAATGTGGTACTGGTATCGACTAACACGGATGCAATATTGGCTGTATTATCATCCTCTGTGATCGTCACGCCGCCCGTATTAGTGACCCTCCAGTCTCCACGCTGATTAACCGCACCGCTGGAACTTGCTGAATAAACAATCTGTCCTGTGCCTGAAATACTGAATAAATCTGTTCCTGTGTTATTGAAATTACTTATTTCAATCCCGTTAGATTGGTCTCCTAATGAAAGGTTCGTATTCGCGGCTGTAGTAAAATCAATTATCGGCGTTGTCGCTCCCGCTATTTCTGAGTAACATCTGTGGCCTATATAATCCCCTGCTAATAGCGTTATCGTTCCTGACATTCCGCACAAATACCAATGACTAGGGGGTAATGTCGCAGAAGCTATATCGCACCCGTCAAAAATAACCGTCGAAGAACCCGACCCAATACCTGAAACATCAGCCCCGTGGAAATGAGTTCCACCTATATCTTGACCTCCTAATGCGAGTGTCCAGCCATCTCCCTCCCATAGTTCGTCATTATGAGTGGTTGCTAATGTAATTGAACTGGCTATGGCAACATTCACTTTGCCTAGATTTCTAGCCGCAAGCAGTGTATTTACGGCGGCCTCTGTAGATACTGGATTACCTGGAACCCCGTCAGTACTCGTAGTACCTGTATTAGAAGCATTGCTATCAAAATATACAGCATCTAATGAACTAACAGCACTTTGACTGAAAGCAACAAAAACCTGATCAACTGCCAGTAATGCAGTGGTAAGCCCGGATGCTTTGTAAAATCTTACTCTAACCGTTCCGGCGTTTGCGCCCGTACCGACCATATCAACAAACATGTCAAATGAGTATACAGAATTTAAAGTTGAGTTAGTTCCTTGAATATTACCTATTTGCACCCATGCCGTTGCTATCCAATCATATCCGTAAATGTCTAAATCGTCGTTGTTGCCCGTCACATATCCTGTGACTTGACAAGAGCTTGGAGTTCCCGACCCGATAGAAAACTCATAATACAGTTCCATTGCGCCAGTAGCATCAGTGTGTTCATGTCTTGTTCCGTCTAAAGCTTCTGTAGACGTATAAGTATTTGCTGATTGAGTTCCCGTGGTTAGCGTGTAAGAAGCGGCCGGTCTGTGTATTGCCGACCCTACATTAGCAATACCACTTAACTGTGATTGTGTTGACGGGAAAGTATCACCACTCAATCCTGTAGTATCATACTGAGATTCGAGGTTATCGGCTGCGGTTGCGTCTCCAGAAATGGATAGAATATCCATTGAATCCCCTGCTTTAGCAGGCGCATAATTGCCTTGTGCAGTCGCAAGCGTTGTTCCATCTGACCCAGTAATAGTATCAAGATCACTCTGTGCCGTGGCAAGGGCTGCTGATGTAGCACCTCCGGTAACGGTTGCGGCTGTATCTACTAGCTGGATATCTGTTGCTGATAAGTCATTAGCCGTTGTGGGATTAGAAACATTTGCCCAATTAACCGGTGCTCTCTGGATAGAAAACTGCCCTACCACCTCGCCAACCACCGAAACACCCCCGACTGTTCCAACGGTTATAACTAAATTGTAATCTTTATCGTCCTCAAAACCATTCGCTCCCGTGGCAACGATGGTAAGCATGTTAAGCCCGAAATGTTATGCCTGCGGTAATCTGGGTTAAGCCAGCGTCTTCATACGCGGAGACAACAGGTGATCCGGCTAAGGCTGTTGGTATGCCAGTAGCAAAGGCGCGAGTTGTGAAGGCAATATAGACTGTATCTGCTAGTACAATATCTCTCATAATTTATCCATCAACCCGCCAAACCCCCGCCTTGCCCTGCAATTCCACCCTTACCTGCCAACCCGCCATGATTTGCTAAACTGCTCATAATTCTTCCACCAGCCGCCACAAAATCAACGGTAAATGTCGGACTAGCTATTACTGCGCTAGCACTTGTAACTAGTGCGGTTGCGGGGATTGTTGCTGTTATCGTCTCTTGGGCTGTTATATCGTAAGAAGCTGCGGCAGACAAAGTAACGGTTACTACTGTGCTTGAAGTCCTTACAACCGCGCCAACAACCTCATTCGCTTTTACTTCTGCATCCCATCCAGTGCCTTCGGCTTGGGCTGAGTCCAGTCCATCAATGATATTCTGGCGTTGTGCGTCAAATGTTCCACCAGAGGCTACCCAGGTATCCCCGGTTAATGTCAATATGATGGTTTTACTACCGGTTACTACGTCTGATTCCGTAATACTAGCTGTAACTGTTCCGGTAAGTGCAGCAGTAATACCCGATTCCAGCTCACCAATTGCAAATTCGCCAATGGCTCCAAACATTACCAGCCTGCTGTTACGTCATATGATTCTACTTCTGCCAAGGTAGCGGCGTTAATAACGGCCTTTTTTGTATTAAACATTGTGATTACTTGATTAACAGATACCAGCCTTGCAGCAGGCGCACCCGGTCTTGTGTACGTGTCGTCGATATCCATTAATAGTTTAATCGCCCCGACACTAACAAAAACTTCATCACCGTAGACTAAATTAGCCCTTCTCAAGCCTTCAGCTTTTAATTCTGTAATTTTATCTGCTCTGGCTTTAATAATCGGATCGTAAGAATCAATGATCGCTTGTACTGCGGTATCGTCTGAACTTACCCAAACGCCATTAGCATGTTTTAAAGAATGCCCCGCTGCATGGATAGCATCATGTAGCCCTATGCCTTTTTCAGTATAGGTAATCATACTATGACCCCCATTTTCATTACCGAGCCACCCGCTAATGTCACTGAGCCTGCGGGGGTAGGCATGGCCGACCAGCTTGACCCTATGTTCTCATAACAATGAGTATTTAACGTACCGCCAGTAGTGGAACCAAGTGGAGTGGCAGCCTTAAGATTTGCATTCGGTACGCCTCTGATGGTAATAGCGGCATCAGCAACAACGGCAATAAAATACCAGCCGGGAGGAGTAAATAAACTTGCGGCTAAAGATATTGTTTTAAACCCTGTGGTTGAGGTATCAATTGTTCCATTACCTTCCGCGATTAATTCTCCAGGTTCTCCGTCAGCTAAAATCTCATACAGCCCCATTCTGGCTACGGAAGACGCGGAGGAAGTTGTAACCTCTAAAGCAAGTGCTGTTATTGGTGCGGAACATAAAAACTCATAGGGAACATAAAAAACTCTGTCGGTTGTTAACCCTTTTGTTGTTGTTGCATTTACATGCGAGCCAGAAGCTAAATATCCAGCAGATGAAGAAACCCCTGAAAACGCATTGTATCCGGTTAATTCGCTTTGAGCGCAAAATATATCTTTAGTGCCTGCGCTTAAACTTAATGCAGAAGTCGTATTGCTGGAGTTATCTAAAACCGTTTCTCTTACTAACGTAGTCGAAGCGGATAAATAGCCTATACCTGTTTCCCATATGTTATTCGTAGCGTCAACAAGCCAATAGATAAAACGCCTGTCTGTTCCAAACGCAGTATTAAACGTCTGGAAATTAGTCACCGCGCCCGCTGTTGTGAGATTCCCCGTTCCTGTTGTGGTGGTGGTTTCTTTGACTCTATTAGCTAACATTTGATTACCGTATAAAACATATAAATGAATTGCCCCGCAGACCCGTTGAGCCTTCGCCTTGGTTATCTGTTGTGTTCGAGAGGTGGTGTTCTGCGGGACGCATTTTTGACATAAAAATACCCCAATTACGAGGTTGTGTTTAGTCTAGGGGCATTGTTGCACCCTATATGGATAGGGTAGGTTATAGAGGTAAAAGTGTCAAGTTTTCAATCGAATAGGTTTATATCACTCAGCTTTATAGTTAAATCCCGTTCCGCGCTATCAATCCATTGCTCGGCTCTTTCTCTTAAATCATTATGAACCCACGAATACCCACGTTTATAAAACCATTGTCTTTTCATGTGAATACTATTACATAACTTCCTGATATTTATTCTATTTTCACCCCTTCTTTTCTGCCTTCTTATGGCTCGTATAGTAGCAATTGCTAATACACATAGCTTCTCTGCCGCAAAATTAGGATACTTTTGGCCGATACCACCCATAATCTCGTAAAGTATGAACTTCTCCTGCTCAATATCCGTATGTCCGTAGGTATAACGATACATAGTGCCTGATATCTTGGGTGTTATGCCTGCCAAGCAAGTAGAGACTGTAAGAGCCGTTTCCTCAATAACCTCCCTATCCATGCCAGTCTTGGAGAAGAACGCCGCCAGCGTCCCTACAGGGTGTCTACGGGTTAATACCTGATCAGCCCACGCTACAGCAGAAGGGGCATTGTCGAATACTAATAAACCCTCGTTATTGGTAATCATTAAGCCCCCAAGGCTCTATGGCAATTGTCCGCTATTTTCGGACAGTTCAAATGTTCTTCTTTTCATTGACTTATCTCCGTATAAAATATCAATTTTGGGCTTTCCGTTTCCTCATATCTGCTAAATCCAAGAAAATCATCTTCAAAAGCATCAATATAAGGATTTATCCAATTAATAAATAATTCTATTTCATTATCATAATTCTTAAGATTACATCTTACACATAAATAATACGCATTTGATATTTCATCAAAACGTAAAGTACTATATGTATCCGCATCAAAATAATAACTATCCATTTGCAGCATAATCCGCCATCTACTTGTCGCAAATAATGGATGATCTGGTAACTCCGGCCGTTTCTCCCTAGTGCCTAGCATGTATTCAAGCACTTCGATAACACTTCTTGGTGCATTCTGTTTTAGCTCTACATTAAAATGAAATTCCGTATACATACCCATTTTAGTTATCCCTCATTTGGCCTATTATATCACTCATGCCAGAGGGTGCTCACTTAACATCGCCATTATTTCTTGTTGTATTTGGCTTTCACTCATGATTTATTATACTTCCCCCTCCAGAACTGACAAGTATCCTTCCCCATGTTCGGATGCCCTGCTTGCTTTACGTCACAGATATACTTTCTGTCTTTTAAGCTATAAACGCTCCCATGGCAGCCCCTACACCCCTCTTTCCATGATTCGCGGGTTAATAGTACGTCCAAAGGGTCTTTATAATCGGACTTGTGCATCATTTAACCCTTCGCTCATCCCCCAGGTATTCATGTTCGTCCGGTTCCTGCCTTTTCTTGAATTCGGACTGACAGTAAATAGCAATCCAAACGGCTACTAATGCAACGATTAACACAATTAGACCGACTATACCCCAAATTAGGTAGTTTGTTATTGTTTCTACTATCATGTTATATCCTCCAGTAATTTATATTTCATTATCCATCACCGTGATTTTTTGTTTATAGTATTTCTTCACTTCTTTTATGTCTTCTATATCCCATGAATAAGTTTGTGTTTGTGCTTCCATCCAGCCCACAATCTCTTTTCCGTGCTTTTTTATTAGACTATTTTTATACTTTAGTAGATTGCCGCTTAAATACGAATTACACCTCATGCAGCTCGCGTGAATATTCATCTCATGGAATCTTAAAGGACTACAGTTTCCCATTGATTTAAAGTGTGAAGCATGGCGTTGATGTTGCCCGTTATCCTCCTTCCCACAACTAATACATGGTTTACCTTTGTCTCTCATGCGAATGTATTTATTGCAGACTGTCTGCGCTTCTTTCAGCCAGTCTGATTTTGATTTAAGTTTTTTCTTTCGCTCACGGGTTTCCTTTCGGTACATTTTCTCCTGTTTTTTTCTGATCAGCTCAATTGCACACCGTGGCTTACATGCCTGTTGCAGTGGCCTGACAGGCTGGAAAACAGTCTTGCAGTTTTTACATTTCTTCTTTCTCATTTTCGAGACTCATGTTTTTTTAACCCACACGCAGCAGAACAGTACACCTCTTGATGTTCTACGCTCCAATATTTTGACGTTGGCTCATATAATTCTGTTTTTTCATTTAATATACTGCTCACATATTTTCTACATTCGGCACAAGCCCACCCGCTCAACCAATTAAACGGAATTACTGTCATTCTTCCGGCCTCGGTAAATTCATCTTGCCAACGCTCTTTCGGTTGATTCCTTTGTCCTTACATTATCCATGAAACGATTTACCTGCTCATATTTGAGTCGTGCGATTAACGCCTCCTTTCTTGCGGTACGCCAATTCTGTGCCGCTTCTTTCCAGCGTGAATCATTCTTTACCAACTTGAGGATAACCGTCACAGGCTCACCCTTGGCTTTCAGTTCGGCAACCAGCATCCCTTCCATTGCGGAAACAGCGTCTTCCAGTATTCCGCTGGCATGATCCTTGTCAGCCCAATCCTCTGCTGCTTCCATAGCTCTGTTATATAATTCTTGCGGGTCTATCATTTGTCGTCACCGTGTAGGTAGGTTTTCATTCTTCACTTCCTTAACTCTCCGCATCAATGCTATTATTCCGTCGGCATTAGGCCATGTTCCCTTCACAATAGCCTTGTAATAATCCCTGTCTTCTTCTGCATGAGCTAAATTAGAGTACATGTCATTAAAAAATTTCCGTTGTGGCTCAGGCAGTATATTTATATTTTGCTCTACCAGCTTCCCGTATTCACAGACTTTGCATTCACATGTCACCTATCACCCCCTTAGCACAAACACAATCAGCACATAGAAAAGGCTCTCTCGCGTATACTGAGGGCTTGTCATTCTCTCCAACTATTATGCTTTTTCCCATACTTCTACCTCTTTTAATCTAGCTCCAACCAAGCGATTTATAGATTTTGCATAGTCGGTTTCCTTATTTTTCAAGCTCTGATAGGCATTAGTCGCTTCCAAATACTTTCTTTTAGCTTCTTTCAGTGCTTCCCTAACCCATAAATCACCTAAGTCTTTAAATGCGTTTTTCATCTGCTTAAAAACCGCCCAATGTTTTCTTCCCGCGATTCTTTTAACCGCTGCATCCACTCCACTCTGGTTTCATCTTCGTACTGGTGGTTATGATGTGCCTTGTGGTATTCGTAAAATTCTTTCATGTGAGGTTGGCTTAAATGCCGGATACACAGAAAAGGTTCTTGTCGGTGGACGGCTGTATTATTGCAGCCAGTGATTCTGCAAATATAATTCCTTGCATTCGGTTGTGACTTATCCACCCATCCGCAACTACAGCTATCGCCACTCAGTACGTCACCACAGTCACCGCAGTATTTATTACCCATTGTTTTTCACCACGCATTCCCCCTCGTATTGCCAAAACTTGGATTTATTGAATAATGTCGCTGGCCTGAGATATTTATTGTTTTCTTCATCGCCTTTCCATTCCCGGACTTTCCGAGCAATCACTTGTCGGCAGTTCGTGATGGTCGCACCTTCCTTGAGTCTTGCAACGATGAAATTTATGTTTGCGTCCACAGGCTGAAAAGCCTTCCCTGTTTTTTCGTTCAGGAAGACGATAATTTCTTTTGCTTCTTTTCGGAAATTATTTTTAATGGGCAATGTTGGGCTTTGCCCGACAAAGGTTTTATTATTTGTATCTGCTTTTGTTTCTGCTTCTGTATGTGTCAATTGTTGACTCGATTGTAGACAACTTTTAACGTTATTATCTGATGCTTTTTTCTTTTCTCGGTACTCCCTTTGCTTAAGTCTTTGATATTCTCGCCTTTCGTCAAGACTCATTTTATTCCGGTATTTTTCCCCATTTAGTATTACCCATCCACCGTCACAAGGTTCGATTCTGCGGCCTTCATGTTCTTTGCTGCGGGAATGTGGGTCAGGTTGTGATAATGTCTCCAGAGATTGCCGGCATTCCTCTATCGTGATTCTGGCCGCGTCTGCGAGACCTGGCATTGAGGCGTTGACTATGTGCCACCTGTCTTTTAAAGCAAGCATTGTAATCCAGAGAAGCCTTGTCGGATCGGATTCACGCCAGACTGTTGACATGATTATTTCGTTGAACAGCTTTGTGTACCCCATAAATACTCCTTAATTGTATCTATGTTAGATTACATCACTGTAAACGATTGTCAACTATTCTTAACTTAGAATTAATGCCCTTGTGTAGCGATATGCAAGGGTTTTTTTTAATCATTTTCTGGCTCCGGTGGTTTAACCGATAATAATCGTAAAGGGCTTATCTGCCCATGCAAGATAAAGCACGATTATTCCGAGTATTGCAATTATTCCACCTGTAATATTATATTTACCTGAGAATCCTACTGTAATTGCATTTAATACATACCCTGCGAATATCAAATAGCATCCGACAATCACCATTGCAATAAATCCTATCCATTCCATATCACTATCCCCTTATATTCTTATTTGGGTGGGTTGGGTATCATCCAGTGGGTAACGCCGACAATCCATTCTTCTGTACTATAATCAATCCATTTTGCCCCATCCGGGTTATTTGTTCTGTATGCGGTTATCGGATATTCATGTGAACCACACGTTAATACAGGCTGACCCATATCAGGGAGATTATCTTTTACCCGCACCCAAGGGTCTTCGATATAATCAAGTGCCTGCTCTAATAAGTGCATGTCCGCAGTAAGCCCTTCACCATAACCTGTATTAACTTTAGACTTCTCTATGAACTCACGGCCTAGCTTTATGTCTTCTTTGTTCATTACTCTCTCCGTTAAGGATGCTGTGCTGGCCTGACTTTATAAATCTATTTCATTAATTTTCTGTTTTAAAGTCCATAATTTTTCATTCAGGTTTATAGCGGCATTTGTCCATGCCTGTTCGCAAGTCGCGCCTATCCCTATTTCTTTTTCATCTGCATCAAATACTATCCACGGATATTGATAATTTTTATCTGTTCTTTTTATACAATCAAGCATTATTCATTCTCCATTAGGGCGGTGGCTGTGTTGATTGGCCTGTCGCTACTCAAGCCCACCGGTTCGTAGTTAAACGGGCAGCCGATGTTCCTCGCCCAACCGTCGAAGGGTTAGAGGGTGTAAGTGCTTCTCTACACTGCAACCAACACAGCTCACCATAATAAAAAAATACGCACCCCAAAATGAGGTGCGCTGGTTCACCCGTTAAGATGAAAAGAACCTGTCATGCGACATTACTCGCTATTTTAGTAAGCACTAATGCATTAATATGCCTGATTCTTCTGCGTCTTGCCGCTTCTATTAGGGTTAGCCAGAAATCAGCAGGTATACTATTGCGCTGTCTCCACTTGAGGACTGTACTGTGGTTTATATTAAGGTCTTCGGCTAATATTCTCATATTCGGCCACGCATCTATAAGCTCTTGAAAGTTATTCATTCCCTAATTCTAGCACAATCTGTCCTAATTACAAGCTTGACATGACAGGACACTTCGTCTATTCTTCGTGTATGCCCAATAACACAGCACAGGAGAATGACATGCTTACATTAATCGAGGTTTACGAGGACAAGGGTTTCTGGCTTATGGCTGTTGAGGTTAATGATCCTATGTCCCCGCTGAATGGTCAAACTGTTGATCAAATCATTGATAGCGCGGAATCCATGAATAAACAAGAAGCAATGCAACACGCACACAATGAAGTTGAGTTTTCCGCGTTTGATTAAGAATCTAATTCTTAGTCCCTCACTCGAAAGAGGACTGTGAAGTAGTGCAGCTAGGCAGTTTAGAGGCGGTGGATGCACTCGGTTTCGGCCCCGTTTCCGTAACATAACGGGCAACCAATAAAACCCACATACCTCCACAGGAGGGAGTTATGAGAAAAGAATTTGAAATAACGCAGCAGCAATTAGATTTTTTGCTTGATGCCAGCAAGCCTACGCCAGTAATGTATTTGTCTGGTGGGCGACCTCTGGGCAGTTCACAACAAGAGAACGCTAATCATGCATGGGAATCGCTTGGCAAAGAGCTTGGCTTTAAACACATGACTGTTCAGCCGGTGCCTAGTAAAGGCCAGAGATTCTTTACTGCTGAAGAAGACTTACCAGCATTACTACAGGATTAGGCGAGTTAATACCGCATTGCTGCTTAGACTCAGTATTCATAGCTCCTACCCCAGAGGGTGTATGCGGAAATATTCTGGGGATTAATTATGGCGGGAGGGTTGGTAATAGTCGTGTGGCATGTAAGTCAACAACGTCTGTTTACTTGCAAGACCAGCCTTTCCTGCCACCCAATAACAGGAGAACAAACATGAAACAGGAACATAAAGAATATTTAGATGAATTACGTGCATCCGGTGAGATAAATATGTTTGGTGCGGGAGCTTACCTAGAAGGATATTTTCATCTTAGCAGAAAAAAAGCTGTTGAAATTTTACAGGAGTGGATGAAAGGCTTCACTTCTGAGAATGATACAGCAAAAGGGGCGCAAACATGAAAGCTATGAAGTTTAATATAGGCTCAGACCCTGCATTATCAGAGAAAGTACAGAATATATTGTTTGGGATGGGGTATACGTGGCAGAGTGGTGCTACACACGTAAAAGAGACGAATTCTCGTACTCTATACGCTTCTGACAATATAATTTTTATTGGCAATATGAGTAAAGCCCATATTAAAGAAATAAACATCGACTGGCTACGCTCTGACCGTGAAACCGTAAAGGTAGGCGATATCACTTTCTACAAGGATGAATTTGAAGAAGCCACAAAAGACTTAAGGACTGTATCATGAGGGCATTTAAAGAAAACGCAGAATTGAGATTGAGCAGAGAAGACCTGAAAATATTATTGTGTGATGCGCTTAATGAGCATGAGATATCAGATCGACATAAAGTAGTTGATATTTCATTGCACCCTAAGTATAAATATGTAATCAGAGTAACTATGACGCGAATAAAGAGAACAGCATGAACATGATAACCGCAAGACCTGATTATGAAGAACCAGAACGCGAAAGGCTTATCAAGGAACACGCTATCGCGTTAATGGAATCTGTTGAGCACTTTGGAGTGTTCGTTGAATACCTGAGATATGACCCTGTACCTCTTAGTAAAGTATTTGAGGCCAGAAACACAAAAGAATTCACTAAGGTATTTGAGGCTGCATGGTGGGATTGGTGTTATGTGCAAGCGTCTGGAGAAATCGCGTGAATCTACGTGAAGCCTTTAAAGATCATGTGTCGTCAGGTGCTTTCAAGACAATAGACGGCGAACTCAGAATACTTGGCAAATGGGGTCAGATTTCAGTAATAGGCGACTTATTCGATATCTGGTTCATACAGCCTGATATGCAGCCATTAACCAAGCGAAAATTGACCTTTATTAAGAAAATGCTCCCCGTAGAACTGAGTCTTACAGAATTAACGGGAGAAGCCCATACACAGACCCCGGATATTAGCTTAGTCCTTGAAACCCTCCCTGTGCTGGGTGTCAGAAAGAGGAAGCAATTATCATCCGAAGCGATAGAAAAGATAAAAAAGCAGCTTAAGGGGGAAGTATGAACACAAAAGAAATGATATCTGTGATCCAGGCATTTGAGGATGGGAAGGTAATACAAGCCAAAGTAAAAATAAATGGTGATCTAAACCAGTGGCATACCGTTTCCAAACCTTATTGGGATTTCATCAGGCAAGATTATCGAATAAAGCCAGAGCCATTACGGTGCTGGGCGAATGTTTATGAAAATGGAAATTTTTATTTATATAGGTCAGCAAAAGATGCGATGAATGCCTCTAACTCCGGGGCTTTACGCAGAGGCATACCAATGATCGAAGAAGGAGGGTGATATGACTGAAGCTAAAAAGAAGGAATGTCCGCTGCATTTAATGACTATGAGTTTATCAGTAATAATAGCAAAAGTGGGGTCAGATATAGATTTGTCTAAAATAGAGGAATTAATGAGCAATTCATATTGTACCACATCTGATTGCGCCCTATGGGTTCCTGAAGAAGACGGAGTTATTGTTAATGATATTGGTGAAAACGAACTTAGCACCACTCCGGCTCATTGTGGGTTAATCAAATGAAACCCTACCTAACCCGCTACTGCTGCCCTGAGTTATTTGACAGGTATTGGATACAGACAATAGCCAGAACTGTCTATAAGCGAATGTGGCGGTTTATGACAACGGTACAGAGCTATGAATGATCGCTATCTAGGGCAAATGGACGCTATGGAGTCCGAGCAAAGGGAATGGGAAAGCTCACAGTATGATTATTATTGTGAGTCAGATAAAGAAGCGTATGAAAAAGCTCAGTGGTGGGCGCAACAAGACCAAGACGAGGAATTTATCAATGAACAAACTACGAAATCTGAATGTAACTGAGCATGTGGAGCAGAAGGGCAAGTTCTCGTATCTGTCGTGGGCATGGGCTGTAGACAAGCTGATCGAGCATCACCCCAGTGCATCTTGGGAAGTAAAAAGGTTCCCGATGATCGTAAGCGAGACAGTAGAGATTAACGGCGAGGCAATAAAAAACACAAAGGCTATCCCTGAAATGCAAGTGCCGTATATGAGGGCAGACACAGGATACTTTGTCGAGGTCGAGGTCTGTATTGATACCGTCTGTCGTTCACAGGTTCATCCGGTACTTAATCACCAGAACAAGCCGATAGCCAACCCGACTACGTTTGAGATTAACACGGCGATTCAAAGGTGTTTAGCGAAGGCTATCGCCCTTCATGGGTTGGGTCTGTATCTCTATGCTGGTGAAGACTTGCCACCGGAAGAACCCCATAGGTTCAAGCCCAACGAAAAGGACAAGATCAGGAATAACATGCTTAAGCACTTACAGGATGGGGATGGGGATGGTGTGCGAGAGATTCACGACGAATACACACAGGGCGACCCGGAAGAAGGCATGAAGTTTTGGGCGTTATTTAGTTCATCCGAAAGAAAGGCAATCAAAGACATGATGGGAGAAGCAGCATGAGTGATAAAGAATTTGTAGACGGCTTAAATATAGACCCGCCCCATGAGAACGCGCCTGATTTTGTAAAGTGCAAAATTTCCATCAAGCGCAAGAATCTAGGTAACTGGCTAAGAGGTAGAGAGGAAGAATGGATTAACCTGGATGTAAAGGTTTCCAAGAAAGGCAAATGGTACGCGGAGGTTAATACATGGAAAGCCGAGAATAAAGAAGCACCAGCCAGCCAAGCCCCTGCTGGTGGTAATGATTTTGACGATGATATCCCCTTCAATAAAGTGGAATATATAGGATGAAAGCCATAAATGCAGCCCAAGCCAAACTCAAGGAAATGCGGGAAAGGGGCATCAAGCGTCAATGTCTATCCCCTGTAGAGAAAGCCCGTAAAAACCCTAAAAGTTTAAGGTTGGCTATAAACGGTAATTGCTGGATGTGCGCCGGAAATGGGAATGACGGGGCAAAGGCTTGCAGGGAAACAATAGCCTTCTGCACTGATGAGGGCTGTTCCTGTTATGGGGTAAGGCCATATCAACCTAAGACAGAGTTAATTCCTGTGGTAGGACAGGATAGCGTACAGAATGAGTTAAAAACGAAGATACAGCTTAATTGATGAACGCAGCCCAAGCAGAGAAGAACCGTAACCGAGCCAACAGACAAGGCTATACCCACTTTGAGGGGTTAACGTGTGATACGTGTGGAAATACCAAGCGATTCGTGAGAGGGAAAGCATGTGTATTTTGTAACGCAAAGAGAGCAAAGGGCGCAAGGAAGAAGTGGCAGGAAAAGCAAAAGCGGGAACGCGAGAGGAAAAAAGAGGTTTATACCATTAAGACAATTGGTGGGTTTCAGTTATAGGCTAAACAGGAGGAATGGTGATGAATATAAGTGAACTAATAGGTAAAACCTTAACCAAGGTAGTGCAGATGGGGGATGAGATAGCTTTTACTACAGATAAAGGTGAGCAGTATAAGTTGTATCACAGTCAAGATTGTTGTGAGAGCGTTGAGATAGAGGATATTGCTGGCGATTTAATTGATTTAGTTGGCTCCCCTATTCTTGTAGCCGAGGAATCGGTAAGCGAAAACAAAAACCCCGAAGGCGTAAATATACCAGAATATCAGGATAGTTTCACATGGACATTTTACAAAATAGATACAGCTAAAGGTGGCGTAACATTACGATGGTACGGAGAATCTAATGGTTATTATTCTGAATCTGTGTACTTTAGTAAATACTAATGACCCTCATAGCTGACGTACTTATTAGTTCTGGGTGGACTGAGTTGATTGTAATCTTTTCCGGTTGCTAAGCATAACAATTAACAGGTGAGTGATATGAACGAAGAAATTATTAAAGCACTCGAAGAAATCAAGGCAAAGAACATTACTACGATAGACGAAGCGATTGCCTCACTGAAACCAGTATGGATACCGCCGAAGGATACGCCGGTGTATGTGCGAGATAATGAGTCTTGTGCGTGGGATTCCCGCTACTCAGCTAATGAAATTAAGGATAATAAATTAGTGTGTTATCCCAATGGGCGTACCAGCTTTACCGTAACTGATACTCGTAGCGAGGGGATAACTGTTCCTTGGAAGTTCTGGAAACCCGCCCCCGAAATACCAACCGCAATTAACTGGCTTGAGAATACCGGGGTAATGCCGGACTGTAAGTGGGTGTTGGTGAAGTTTAAAGGCGGTCAGTATGGATGTAGTTTAACTGCCGGTTATAATTGGGAGTTGTCAAACTGTGACCACAGTATCATCGAATACGCGATATTGGAATGACCAATGGTTATTTATAGAATAGACACCAACAACCATCCTAGAGACATGATAACTATTACTGTTAATGGTCGGGATTACTCTTTCTCACTTATAAGCGTCGATGAAAGCCGGTATGAATGGTTAGGAGAAGTATTAAGTGGACACATGCAAACTGTTCATGATCGCGCTGTCGCTAAGACAAAAAAAGAAATGCGCGGTCTTGTAGAAAGCGTAAAGGATTTTTTAGAGTGACCAAGCGCACTGAAGCGGAAATTCCGGACTGGGTGTATTGGAAGGCTCAGGATAGATACGGATATTGGCATGGTTTTGAATTAAGACCAAGAGCAGGGAATAAATATTGGAATACAAGTGGTCAGCGTACTTTTACCGGACAAGGCGACCCTAACCCTAACTGGCGAGATACATTACAAGAGGTGGAATGATGAAACGTGAAAATAGATATTTAGTTTTTAAACGCAAAGATATGCTAGAGCATTTGACCCCTGAACAACAAAGTTTCTTAGAGGGTATAGCGTTTCAAATAGAACTAGGAAGAAAAGCTTGTGAAAAATCACCTATAGAATGCGTTGTAGTCGAGCATGACTGGCCTATGTATGAAGATACTTGGCAAGCAATAGAACAATGGGTAGAAATTATTAACGCCAGCAGACACAGGATAATTGATAGGAGATAGAGGGATGACTTTAGTATCTACATACGACCCAAGTTCACAAGCACAATGTCCAACGTGTGGCAAACTCGTTCATTGCCAAAATACTGGCGGGTTATTGTTAAATTCAATAAATGATCATATGGACTTTTATCATGATGTTTGTAACACAGAATGGAGAATGTTTCTTCGGCAAGATAAGAAACCAGAAATACTTAATGAAACCACAAACGCAGAGTAAGTAGATTATGGAATGCAAGCCAGCAAGGCACGAACATGAACGAGGTGCACCGCTTATCGATGATTGTGATGGTTGGTGTAAGTTTAAATATAAGAGGTGGAAGGAAAATAACCTAAATGCAGAGGGTAAGGGAATGAGTGAGTGTAACGATTGTCATTCTGACATACTTAGCGGAGTTGTACGTGCGTCAAGTATTAAGATTGGGGAATATTATGCTGGCCCCGAGATATGCCATGCCTGCTCCGAAAAAAGATATGAACATGCAGTACGTGAAATAGAGGAAAAACAATGGAACACAAGAAATGACCCTTAAACCCTGCCCTCATAGTTTTGATACCTGGCTGAAAACCGTATGTTTCCAGAAACCAACTCCAGAGGCTTATGATCTGGCTAAGAGCGCGTGGAAATCCCATGCCTCCGAGATAGAACGGCTGCGGGAAGCACTGGAGGATATAGGGGGAGATGAAAACTACAATGGGTGTACTTGTAAATCAATAGCAAGGGCGGCACTAAAGCAGAAAGATGGAGTATGTCAATAACTATGTAAGTATTTGATATAACGATATTCTTATGTCAAGCAATCCTTTTCTTATAAGAACTACCGCCGCCTATCCTGACCCCTGACCAGTAAACAGTAGCCAGTATCCAGCCCTTAAATCCATAAGCCTCTTTTACTTTTGATGCGATACACTTTCTTAAGCAGTTATCAGCCTTCCATCGGGATACTTTAATCTGTGGATTACGGTAATAAAAGTCGTGTTCCTCACAGCAGTCTAATAGGTCAACCCCCCCAAAGAATTTATCCGGCGCACTTGAACACCCATCGGTTGACCAGTCAGCTACCTCATAACCGGCTTTGAAGGTTTCACGCCAGCCTTTCATCGGATAACATCACCATTAGCCGAACATAGTCTCTTATACAGATCAGCAGAATTGGCCGTACCCCCGAATTTGCGGCGTATAGAGCCTACACTAGCCCCATTACATAACCACCATACGGAATTATCCAAACTCTTGTCATATGCAGCCTGAGCCTTTTGTATGGCTATTCCTGAACACCCGGTTATCGTTGCCGTTAGAAATATGCACAGTAACATTGCCGGGAATATCGCTTTTGTGTAGCTCATACTGTCCTCCAGAAATAATTATTGTAATTGCAATGTCGTGGCACTTATCGGGTTCAGCCCTTTTAAAAACTTTCCCCCGGTAACAATAACCCCCGCTTCATTACTGAACCCAGATTCGATCCCATTAACATCGTAAGCGGTCATTGTTAATTGATGGATACCATCGGGCAATGCGGTTACTGAAAGTAATTCACATACAGCCTGGTTATTGGCAATGTCATATTTATTACTATCAGTATAAGCAGAAGTCGCGGTTTTCCAGTAAAGAAAATATCCACCAATTTCATTGACAGATAAAGGGTTCCCGTCTGCTCTAGTGTCTGGAGTTATCCAGCAAACTTGTGTTGCTTCATCGACAGCGGGTAATGCCCATACAGTTGATGAGATTGATGCCAGTACTATTGCCATAAATAATCTTTTCATACTTCTATACTCCCTCGCCAAGATATGTGTATATGATCTTTTTCCAGTAAGATGAACCAGTCCTTTTCAGGAAGCACTGCCCTTAATTCCGATACCAATGAATTCCAGTCCAGCGGGTCAACATTATTAATTCGTACATCAATTGCTTTTGCTTCCCAATGATCTGAACCCGGTGAATGCTTACCGTCCATACAGGAAGTAATGACCGCTTCAGCCCCATGACGTAACCAGATAGTCTCTACAGCACCAATAGCTACTGCCATCATGATATGCAGGAAACCATAAACGCCGGGTTTAATCTTCATTTTAGCTTCTCATACAAGAAGTTCCGTATTTCCCTTATTTCTGTTTTTATCTCTGTGTTTTCCCTGTTACTGTCTTCCTTAACTTCATCAATCTGTCTGGTAATATCCTTCTTGAATACTTCAAACTGATAGATCACTTCGGTTTTATTTTCGTCTATATCATCCGTGTTATCATTAACTTGACCATAAACTATGCCAGCAGTAACCAACCAGCCCCCCGCAACGATTAGTAACATCACATACTCACCGGGGGATAACCCCATGAACCAGCCGCGTCTACTTTCTTTTTCTGACATTTTTTATTACCATTGTTGTGAAATAAATATCGATCATTACACGTCTGCCGTCACTCGTACAACATTCGTGCCATCGCATCGTAAAAATGCAGTCTTTAATGTAGCAACTGCGATACCCGATCCCGCTGATGTTTTTAAAGTCAATGTTTGTGCGGTATTGTTTACAAAGATATAAACATTATTATTATCCGGTACGATTATATTTCTACCAGTAGTAAGCGTTTCCGGCGATGTAGTGTCTGTAATTTCAATAGTCGAGTTTTGCCATTCATAGGGCGGTGTTCCTGTTGTTAATAACGTATAATCCGCATCACTTGCCATATTATGAGTAAGCAATCCTGCAATCGCGCCGTCAAATATATCCTTACTCTCGTTCTCGGTTACATCAGGATTGTTTTGATTGGCCGTTAAATGGGTAATCGTTAAATTAGCGGTGGTCGTCATATTGTTGCCTTACCCTCGTATCCTCTGCCAACAACGGCAGATATTTGATAAATCTTTACTACAAAAGATTGCCCCGGAGTTGCACCATCTGCGGTTTGTGCTGCGGCCGTGTAGCTATAGGTTTCAGAAGTTGCTGTCTTGGTGGTGCCGTACTGTACAGTCTCCCCGACATTCCAGAATTCAAGCTCATAGCTCTCTGTACTCTCACCTAATGTCGGGTTCCATAAAGCCTGAACTGTTATTCGGCTACGTCTATTCCACGTGACCGTTAAATTATTTGACCCATCCCTTGATCCTTTGATGTTTACCGGCGAATAAGGCGTTAATGCCACGCCGGTACTTGTAAAGCTCGACGATGCTGTGTTTTGCAGGAATGTTCCGTTAGATACCATCTTGTATTGATAGCTGGCATCAATATTACTGTTGTCATGCTGGTATCGGATAAGTGTTGTTGCGTTGAGCAATACAACTCTCTCACCTACTGCGTGAATGCTGGTCGCCCATTCTGTACCTCTTCTGGCTCTAATCAAATCAGATAATGTGTAGGTGCCATCAGCCTCAAGTGTGGCTGTTTGAAATAAAACAATCTCACTACCAATCAATACTGCATTTGCATTATTCAGCGTGTTTATTTCTGATGTGCTGGAGAACGTACCATTTACCAGACGAACATTTACAGTATTAGTCCTATCCCATTGCCAGGGGTTTGCATCAGCCAGTACATCTGTAGTGGTACCAATAGTCGCTGCCGCAGTTAATGCGATTATGCTATTGTAGGTATCACCGCTATCTGTGGATCTATATAAAACCGATCCACTCCACCCGGCATAATAACCAGCCCCTGCAATATAGAACCCGGCTGAGTCGTCGGCATCCCTTAACATTGGTATATCCATTAACTCAAAAAGAGTGGGGCCAACCAAGGAAATGCTTTGCTGTGAAGCGGTAGGACTACCGCCCGGTAGGTTTGTACTGTAGTTTTCCGCATCGTATGACACAGCCTCCACCTTGATATGTGATGGTGGGTAGACATCAACTTTAATTGCTATGAATGTATGAACGGTTCCATTATGGGTAAGCTCAATGGTATTGGTTGGGTTTAACCTTACATATTTAAACGGAAGTGAAAAATTATATAACTTTCGTTCACTCCATGAAGACGACAAAATAACATCGGCTATTTCAATGGCCTTTGATTGATCCATTGCAATCGGTAAGGCAATATTCTCAATATTGGTATGACTTGCAATAATCCTGCTGGCTTCCTCCGCGCCTTGCTGGTAGTCAATATCCTTATTAGCAAACGCAACAACTACTTTGGATGGCAGGTCAATATCTTCTATCCGGGTCTGGGTAAGCAAATCCACCCTGGCTGATCCATATTCATGTGCGCCAAGATCTGATGCTGTTATTGTTATATCAGCCATTACCGTTTTGCGAACTTCAGTTTGTAATCTGATTCATAGGCATCAAAATAAAATGCTTGTCGTAATGGTTCAATCATACCCCTGCCGCTGGATAAATTATTAATCAGATAACCATTAACCGTATCGGTCAATTCAGTCACGTCAATATCGTCTGCTGTAAGCCCTGCTTTTGCGCATATATCAGTAACAATATCGGAAAGTAACTCTGTACCCTCACTTACCAGCGCACCCAGATGCATGACTCCGTAAGCAGTATAAACCATGTCTCTATCACCAATGAATCTGTGATAATTCTGGTCATCCCACGTCACGTCGGTATCCACCAAAGTAGATGTATGGTCATTGTTTAATGTTATATATTTATTGTTGCAATAAAACTTGCTTCCATTAATTACAAAATCATATCTACCTGTCGAATCGTCGGTTAAATCATCAACCACCCAATAGTCTTCGATGGTTCTAAAATCGTCACCTATTTTTAATAATACTCTGCCATCTCCATAGGTAGTGGCGATTGAATAGGCATTATGAGTATGTAATAAATATAATTCGGTTTCATCTGTATTAGTGCCGATTGACAACGAAGCGCCATCAACACCGATTTCGTGGTCGCTGCCAAAGTTATACATATCAAAGCCTGTAATCTCGGCACCTTCATAACCTGGGCCAAAATAACCACCTTGAGAAACCATTAAGGCCATAATTCTAGGTGTCGCATACACGGCACCTGCGATAACAAGTTTTCCTTTATAGTGGATAATATGCTGCTTGTCTCTGTACGAATTACCCATCCATACGGTATTACGCAACCATGGATATAAATTGTTATCAGTAATGGCTCCTGTATTAAAATAGTTAAGATATACTTTGCTTCCGTCTTGCCATTCAACATAACAACCGGGGTAATTCTTGACCGAAAAAGGATCGCCACCGATGGGGGCGCTTAACGTATAGCTTCTTGTTTCAGTTTTAGTTCCATCAAGCAGCCATTTATAAATATTACCTGTATAGGTTCCACCGTTATCCACAATCTCATGGGTTTCTATCAGGTTATTGCTTATCCGTGCCGCTGTTGTGTTACTGAATAGTGCGCTTGTTGTGAGAGGCCATTGAGCAGAACCATAATTATCAACAACCACTAATTCCTCAGTATTGCTGGCTTTATTCAAAACCTCGGCAGTAATGTTGGGAGTTCTATTACCGTAAGCGGCTAGCTGGAAATCCTCAAATACAATATAAGCTAACCCTCGATAACCGGGGACATTTCCAGAACCTTCATAACTTTCAATAGTGGGGTCTGCGGTTTGCGTTTCGCTGCCCAGATAAATAGTAATGCTTTCTGCTGCAAGATCACTGGCAATTAATGTTTCAGCGTCAGCTATATCACTCATGTCGTATATTAGTTTTGAGTCGGCATATATTTTCCTGATGCCTTGTAACTCTCCTTCGCACAAACCTACAGCAAAACTAGCTTTGTATGTATAGGTCGTTGACGTATAAGATGGCCCACCCTTCCCGCCGATTTCCTCGGTATGCTTGGTTTCCTCAAGACCAGAAGACCATATAATATTACCTGGTACCCGATAACCTCCGTATACGATGTTAATGGGTGCGCCATAAGCCGATGATGTTACTTTTAAATTATCAAGACGTGGCCCAGTTTGATCAGGTAGTGATGGGGCGAATAGCGTATTACCTATAAGGCTACCAGCCGCCCAACCAAGTGCGCTACCGCTTAATCCAAGAAACGTGCCTGAAATTAAAGACCCACCAATAGCCGAGCCGACTGCTCCGAGTAATAATGTTGCCATTATGGATACCTGTACATTGCAACAACACGCTTTGCCCACTTGTCATTGAAGGTATGCTCAACGCATTTTTTTACGCTCTGATAGGCATGGATAATGGTATTGTCTTTCGTGTAGATTGCTAAGTGTTGTGGCTCGGTGACAAACTTCATTAATAAAATACAGCCATCTTCAAGTTTTGTTATTCGCTCAAAGTATTTGTTCAAATAATGCTGCATCATTTCTTTTGCGGGTTCTCGACCATAATTACTTACATCGAAATCCAGTAATCCCAGTTCATGACCAACTTTAATAATAAGACCGGCACAATCCACTCCCACATTCTTTACTCTGCCCTGATGATGAAAAGGTGTGTCGATCCATGTTCTCGCGATTGCTACTATCACTGTCCGCCGAACCTCTGTATTTCATCAATCCCCGGTATAAAATCCTCGTCCCGAATATTAACCAGATTGTTGAATTTACTTTTACAGGTAGCGCGTGTTTTATCGCAACCTGCATACACTGAATAAGTGTCATTAATCTGTATATCATAGGGCATGGGTTCATATAAAGTGAACGCTGCTACTAATGGTGAGCTAGTATAGTCATGCTCCTTGACTTCCATTGAGTAGCCAGCGTTGTTACCCGTGAGCCATGTTAAAAGTCCGTAATCAAAGTATCCATCGGCATTAGTTAAAGTCGCATCGGTGAATTGTCGTCTATCCGTTACCCCTGCTACGGTTCCTGAAAAGGTGTAGCTTGGAGAGCCTGCTAATGATACGCCGCATGGTGTAGACCCTAATTCTACTCGACACTTGATGGAATATGATTCGGTGAGGTTTTTCTGTAGTAATTGTGCTAATGATCGAAACTCAGCAACATAGACATTATCACGAACTTCTATATTGCCGATTTTACCTCTGGATAATTTAATATCATTAGTAATTGGATCGTCTTTGTAATTAACAGCAAATATGTAAACATCTGCATTGTCATATTTTTTTGCTAATATATCGGCCTCTGTAATACCAGCGGAATCCAGAACACCGGTAATATCAAGATTATCTACAGAAAGACTGGATGTGCCGGTATATGCGGATGCGGTATATCCGCTGGCTGCAAGGTAAGTAACCCCATTAAAGACGATATCTATATCATGGTCGGTAAAGCCCATGATAGTCTGTGGGCTGTCCTGTAACTCCAAACGCCAGCAAGTTGCAAGCGTAGTGACATCCCCATCCAGATGGGTTTGTAATGCCGCTGCTATGGTTTTCATACACGGATTTCAATGACTGGTACATTTACACTATGTACTTTGTAATTAGCAAAGACAGAAGAAATAGTATCTGCATCGAAACGACAAGGTACATCAAACTCATATCCTGCGGTAATTACAACGCCTGCTGCGGGTGGAGTGGAGAACGTCACAATTCCTGTGGTGGTATCTACTGACCATCCCAGCGGTGAGGCGGTTTGTGGCACCCCGTCAAGGGCGATTACAACTGTTCCATCAACGGGTTTGGTAATATTTCTAGCCTTTGTGGTAGCACCCGATGTATATGTTTTGATTAATTGAAATGCCGTAGTTGCTGGAGAGTCAGAATTTTGTATTGCTATAGTCTGGTCGGTATCGGAAATGGCGGTATCTACACCACTGGACTTGTAATCAGCATAGTCTTTATACCGAAACCCATTAGCCTTGCCTGTGGCTATATGGAAAAAAGCAATCAGGATTTCTAACAGATCAATAGTTTTTACCCCGTAGACAACATTGAAATTATGGCGGGGGTAAGTCCAGTTTGAATTTCTCTTTTCATGCCCTGAGCTAACTACTGTAACTGTGGTGTTATAAGAAGGGCCGCCGTCAGAGCCATAAGATATATCCGTTGGAAACCGTGGGGTTTCTAAAAAGCTCATAGATTACGTCTGCCTTGCTGAACTGCGCGGGCTACCTGTGCAGAAATTTGTGACTGTGATTCTCTGGGGATATTTCCGGTAGGGGTAGTAATGGCAAAGTTAATAGTTACATCGCCGCCCATTACACCATTTGGAATAATGCTTCCTGACCTTCCTGGAACATGTATTTCTGGGCCATCTTCACCAACCAGATAAGGTACACCAGCCGTTGTTGGCCCACCACGCGCCCTAGCGCCACCAAAGATATCACCGAAGATGTTTTCAAAGAACCCGCCGCCACCTGCGGGTTTTAGTAGTCCTGAAATGGATTTACTTAATGGCTCTGTTATTAACGTCCTTGTGATAATTCGCAATATGTCTTTTTCCAGCCCCTTTAATACATCACTGAGTTTTCCACCATCAACAATGGCATCCTCAAAGGCACTAGAGAAAGTAAAGCCGAGTTCTTCACTGATAGAGGTAGTTTTTTTAACCTTTTCACCTAGATCGTCAAACGCATCCTGCAACTTGAATAGCTTTCTTGCGTAGGTATCAAAACTAATTCCGCCTGCCTTTGCCCCAAGGTCTAACAGTCTGTTTAATTTCTCAGTTTCTCTTTGTAGTACCTCGATAGGCTCGCGGGTATCTTCAAATATTTGTTTGCTTTCGGCTAAATCTTTATTGTATTGCGCTTGTGCTTCCTTGGCATTTTTAACAACATCCGTTTTTATTTTAATAACTTCTGCAAGTGCGCGTATTTTACCTCTTGCGCCTGCACCTTCTAAACCGAGAATCTTTAACGATTCTGCGTATTGTCCAAGAGTAAGTTTGTATTCCAGTATTTCTGCATCAGTCTTGCCAAAGGTTGCCGCTTGTAGTTCTAATGATTTTGTAAGCGCGAGTATCTTGGCTCTGGCTTTTTCTTGTGATTTTATAAATTCCTTATCAATGCCGGTTGGCGGTGCTCCGGCTCCGCCTGTGCCGATAAGTTTCAGAGGTTTTACAGAAATACTATTAATTACTTTTAATTTATCTTTTACTTCGTCAATCTGCTGATTGATTCTTACCCATTCATCAAGTAAGTGTGTTGGCGGTGGAATATCGGAAAAGAATCTATTTAAATCATTTTGTAATAGCTCCCGCCTTGCCTCTAATGATATTAATTGGTCTTCGAGATTAGGGTCAATTAACTGCGCGGCCTTAATACCAAGACCAGCCCCAAATGATTTTATACTAGCCAGTGCTTTTACGGTTGATGTGCCTACGGCCAGCATTGCCGCCGCCAAGGTTTGCAATCCATCAATAATAGCGGGGTCTTCCAGCGTTTCACCAAACTCGTTTAATGATTTGACTAAGTCCTTAGCATCCAGTGATCCGAATGTTCTTAATGCAATATTCTCAATGCGCTGCATTGCTTGTGAAATTGTTTGCTCGGTTTGTCCGAACTCCTTATCAACTGCGGTAGACTGGCTTTCGAGAGCCTGAATAACATTAATAGCTGTTATCTTGCCAGCCTTACCCATTTCCCTTAGCTCGCCAATAGTAACGCTTAAGCCATCAGCAAGAGCCTGAGCAAGTCGTGGCGTTTGCTCCATTACTGAGTTAAGTTCTTGCCCTCTCAAGGCTCCAGCAGCAAGTCCTTGTCCTAGCTGTATTAATGCTGCGTTGGATGCCTGCGTAGACGAGCCAGAAATAGTAATTGCTTTATTGATTGTCTCCGTAACGCTGAGTAATCTTTCCTGAGATATGCCCAATTCCTGCGTTGATCTTGCTAGTCTTGAATAGAGATCAACCGTAGTGCTGAGCGCCCCCCTTGTTTTTTGCGCTACCTCGAATAGTTCATTTTGGATATCAGCCAGGTTCTTGGCATCTGCTGTTACCAGCTTCAGCCTGTTTGACATTTCCGTATAGGTATTAATGCTCCGCACTAATGCACGGCTTGATGCAAATACGCCGTATAGTCCTGCTAGCCTTACCGCTGTTCTATTTACATTAGAACTGAAATTCTTCATGCTTTTATTCGCGGTTTTCATTCCACGATTAAAACCTTTAGAATCAAGTTTTAATAATGCATATAGAGAGCCAATACTTGCCATTACTTTTCCTTTTTAACAACTAGATGAGATAAACTTGAACGCAGTTTCTTTTCTTCGTCTTCTTTTGGTTTTTCCATATAAGCCATGAAGTCAATAGGCGAAAACGCTTTTTGATTCTTACCTCGATTGATGTTTGCGGTTAATGCAGACAGAATGGCAATGCTTAGGTCTTTTCTGTGATAGCCAAATGGTTCAATTGAGGCATAAGCCATCGCTTCTGATAAATCATAACTGGAGATACTTTGTAACAGTTCGGCTCTTGTTCTCCCCAACTCCAAGGCATACCGATGTTCAAATAATCGTCTTGGGTTGGCCTTTATTTTTTTGCCAGATTATCGATGTCCTCTGGACGTGCCGCATTAAAAGCAAGCCCTTCATTAAAGATATGCTTAAGGGCTTTAAGTGATTTACTGGATAGACTATCGGCCTCATCAGACTCAAAAATTCTTTTTTGATTTTCGTCACAGATGATATATGTACAAAATATCGCCATGGCACGTATCTGATCAGATTGTTTTTTACTTTCATTGAGGTCGCTTGTTTCGTCCTCAAATTCTGCACGCTCTTTCCCGGATAATTGGCGAATAACTATATCGCCGCCCCATGCCTTCACGGATATCTCTTTTATATCCAAATCAGGGGCAGCCAAGATTGCTTTTTTATCCAGCATATTAAGTCTCCGCGACTGAACCAGTGATGCGAAGATTAATAGATGCGGTGGTTACTGCGTCCACACTATTGTCGATAGGCACGCCTTTCACGAATGCTGCAAATGTCCACAATGTCTGTGGTGAATCAGTGAACGCGAGCTGATAATTATTTTCTGCTCCCGAAATGCTTAATGTTCTCAATAAAGCATGTTGAGTATTAGCAGGGATAAAGCTCATGGCTAGATTAATACTTCCGTTATCCACAAGACCTAGCCTGAATTCCTTTGCTGTGCTGCTCAGATCAGTAGTGTCAATTTCCGATGCCTCACCATCAGGCCCAGCGATGTTGGTGACATCGCTGATTGTTGTGTAAACTTCGGGACTGGCTCCATCCCCGATTCCGATTGTCATACCTTGTGATACTAATGCGTTTGAAGACATTTTTTTGCTCCCAATAAAAAACCACCCGAAGGTGGCTTGTTGTTAAAAAAAATTAATTACTACCAAACAGAGAAATCTACTATTGCCCTGTATACCTCTAAATCATCATCATATTGAACGTCTTGATCAGTCAAAAAAACTGACTTAAATGTACTTGCCGTGGTCATTGCATCAATAAGCTGAACTACTACCGCCCTTACGTTTGGATAACTACTCCCTATCACATCAAACTGATATCTTGGATTGTCTTTGTGAGTGCTGTCTAATGAGACAATAGCGTTATTGCTTATCCTTGTGTAAACCGTTGCTGGATAAGCAGGGTTTTGCGGTAATGTAATCGCATGATTCCTATCGGATACCAATGCAGACAATCCACCATGAGCATCAAGTCTTGTTTTGATATCGGTTTCAATAGTCACCGCAATACCCCGCCCCTTAATTCTTTTTTAATATTCGCCCACAACTTTTTACTAATAGCGTTTAATGATGCGCTTTTCGTTGTATCAAAAGCAGGTCGTAAAAATGGCTTTGATTTTAAACCACGAGGTAACGGAGATTTATGTTTCTTGCGTTTCGTCTTAGATGATAGCGGTCTGGTTCTTGAAGCAAGGGTGCCAAATTCAACAATATGAGCATACCATCCATCACGGGTAACTGTTTCGCCTGTGGCTTTGTTTCTTCTTTTTGAAACACCAGCACCTACTAATGCAGCTCTTATGCCTTTCCCTCGCTTTCGTAATACTTTCGTTTTCAATGTTTGGGCTATTGCGCTGTTTGTACCGCCAAGATTTTTACGTGCCTGCCTGATGATTGGTCGGCCTCCTGCCCTTAATGCACTGGCTAAAGCATTAGCCGCCACCCTATCAGGTAGTTTCCTTAATAACCGCTCCATTTCCTTCAAGCCTTTTACCTCAAACTCTTTTGCCATCAGGTAGCTTCTCTTGTCGTAATTAATAACTTCTTATCTCTCTCCATTACATTAATAATAGACTCAATATCAAATATCCGTGAATTCCAGCTAATTCGATGCTTTGTGGTGATCGTTTCGCTAATATTGTCATGGCGAATCAGAAAAGTAACATTGTTCTCTGATTCAGTTTGTTTAGCAGTGTAATACTCCCTGCCCGATACAGGTTGTATTGAGGCTCTGCGAGTAAAAAGCGCTGACCAGGTTCCATCATCTGCGCCGTAACTATCCTGTGATGAACTCTTTTGCTGAATCGTTATCTTATGGCGCAATCGTGATCTTAGCGGCCTCATTTCAAAGACTCAATATCCGGTATGGGCTTAGAATACTTTTTGCAGCGGTTGCCATCTCTGATTCACCGTCAAAGAGATAAGCTACATAAGCGAGAACGCCTTCCTTAAAATAATCCGGCACCGTAGTATAACCTGCTGTCATGCGTATTCTGACTGGGTTGGGTTTTACGGCCACTGACGGCCATCCGGTTATAGTTCTGACCCTGCCGCCGATAGTCGTGGTATCCGCATAATAATCGGTATCCGCCACAAGCGTTTGTTCAGTTACAGGGCTAGCAGTATCGTCATATTTAACCGAATCAATGGACTGCAAAGGCCACACACCAAGATCAATTTCACTGGACGGAAACCGATCATATGACCTTTCCACCACTTGTGTAAAAATCTTGATATTACAAAAGGCTTCCGCAAAGCGTCTAGCGGTGACAATCATGCCTAATATCCGGGCATCATCGTCAGTATCTTCTACTTTAATAGATTCCTTTGCCTCGTTTAGCGTGACTGGCTCTGATGTTGGCTCAATGATGATAGTAAGTGTTGACATGCTTCCCCTGATTCTATTTCTGAATTCGACCAATCTGCATAAGGTAGTAGCTCCAGCCAGTTCGGCTGAAACATGATGTTTCTCTCGTCCTTACAGACAACCTCAAGCCCTTCCAGCGCCGCTGTGACTAATGCAGTCGTTGTATATCCGATAGCGATAGCATGTCGGCGTAACACGTCATGCAGCCCTTCCTTGTGATTCTCTCTGGCCGGATGTAGACGGATAGTGTCAGCCTGTTCAATTGGGCCATCGTAATCTGCAAGGAATATACTGCCGCCTCGATCTCGTCTAGCTTTGGGCGTAGGAGCGATACGTCCACTGCCAATTGTAAAATCTCTGCCGCCATTCTTATTCAACCATCCAATTGACGTATGATCTGGGTCGCCTTTGTAATAACAGCGATCCAGCCAAATAACACGATCATGATCACGCCAGCGATCCAGAGCATACCAATTACCAGATACGACATGAATATCAGCGTCAATGTCTCTATCCGAGGTAACAATTGCATTTATCCCGTGTCTCTTAAATCCGCGCTTGAAATACTCCCCATGTTTGACTTGATGAGGCATTGCAGGGTTGATGTGTATTTTAATATCCAAGGATCGGTAACCTCATGCGGTTTTGGTGTGCCATGAAATACACAAACGCGCATATCTTCAGGGATACCTTGTCGGCAATGATATTTATAAGACCCAACCTGCGGAATCCTGACCCAATCATCACCCAACAATTCCCATAGGAATTCCTGATCTCCCCAAAGCCTTTCAGCGTCTTTCTGATAATCGAACTTCTCAAAAGGCTCATACCAGCCACCTTGCCAAGCCATTACAGATGACTGAATACCGCCATGGCCTGATTGCGCCCAATTCGATGGCGCTGCAAACTTGTTTTCTGTGTATGGAACCAGATAATCCAGATTACCCGTAATAACAACATCCAGATCAAAATATAAACAGGGGCCTATAGCAACATTCGGCGCAAATAGCCCAAGTTTCTGCCACCAACCATGCCATGTGACCGGCTGGCTGCGGGTTTCTATACCCGGTAATATATGATGGGTAATACATACAAACCTGTGCGGCACGGTAAGATTCTGTTCAACCGCTTCCTTGAGCGCGTATACATAACCTGGATGATACTTATCACCCCAGAGTACACACCAGACGGTTAGCATTTGAAAATTACATCTCTATGGATCGCTCCAACTTGCTTATATCCTAATCCCTCAAGCAATCGCCTTGCCGCCAGATGATCATTAATATGCGGTAGTGGTTTTTCTTCAATAACAATTACTGGACGGCTTTCAAGGGTTTTCGTGGCACCTACAAGCACTGCATGTTCATGTCCTTCAACATCAAGCTGAATCAAATCCGGTATTACATTCAATGAATCAAGTGTTTCACGTGGAACATCGTCACCCGGTTTCAGATAATAAGCTCCGCAGTTATTGGCTTCAGAATCATCCACTTGAATGCTTATTTTACCCTCACGATCAGACAAAGCTGCATTGATTGGTGTAATATCGCCCTTTGTATTCATTTTATTATAGATAAGACACCTATAATTCTCTGGATGTGGTTCAAAAGTAACAACTTCATCGAATAATTCACTAAACCTGATAGGCCACACACCACATGCACCACCTGCCTGAATACATAAGCCGGTTTTATCAACAAACTGCATGATGTAATCAATATCAGCAACATAATCAAACACTTGCAATAGTTTTTTATCGTGTGCAGGCCATGCCCATGATCTGCCGTTTTTTTCTATAGCTTTTATTGCCATGAACCATCAACTAGATTTGATAAGTCGGTATTAGATAGTTTCACCGCTTCGGATGCATCCAGGTTATGTCTATTTGTGTAAATCAAAGCGTCTTCATGGGAAAGCAACTGATCACATTGATCACAATATGGGAATTTATAGAATTGTTTTTTCTTATGCGCTTTTCTCAATGCCTGATATTTTTTGCCATTCAAAATATCAACAATAGAGTCCTCAAAGGCATTACCAAGAATTATTTGATTATTATAATCGTAACAGCAAGGAATTACCTCGCCATTCCACTGAATCTGTAACGGCCCATGCTCAGGTCTTCCGCAAGTGCTTTTCTCTGGTGTTCTTTCCCGATAATCCCTGCCATCACCGAAGTTATGCGGGTTCCATATCTCGATAGCATCGACTTTTGGTTCCCAGAAAGTCTTGAATGCTTCCACGTCCTTTTCATTTTCAGGCATTACTAAATAGGATATTTGTACTTTCGTTTTAGCCTTTAACGCCCTTTTGAATGTCAGAAAATCAATAATATTCTGTGATGTCTTTTCGTAGTCAAGGCCGCGCATAACCGCGTTATAGGTGTTTTCCCCCATACCGTAGAAACTGACCCGCATTTCGTCCAAACCAGCCCTGAGCAGCGCCTGTGTTCGTTTAACCGTTAGAACCGAGCCATTGGTGATAATGTACGTTTTTAATCCCTTTTGCTTGGCATAGGCAATCTTTTTTTCAAGGTTCCTGTCTAACATAGGCTCACCAAACCCCGTCAGGACGACTCTCTCGGCTCCTAGCGTAACAATCTCATCAATGCTTGCTTGGTACTTTGCCTGCCCCATGATGCCGTGAGCGCGATCGTGCTTCTCTCTAGGACACATAATGCAATTTGCATTACAGTTGTCAGTTACTTCATAACGGACTTCAGGGTGTTTTAATTGCATCGGCCAAATCCATCATTGGAAAACAAGTCATTGCGCTGTTTGGGGTACAATTCACTATGTCTATTCCATAGTCTTTTGGCTTAATAGTCTCCATTTCCTTTATCAATCCGGTAAATTCGCCATTCGATCCTGTTTGTGGATAATGTTTTATAGTCAATGGGTTTTCATCATGGAAATGACGTTTTTCTGTGTAAAATTGATTACCAATCTTGCCCGGATATCTCATATCCCACCCAACTAATAACATTTTCTTAACGCCGTAGTGATAAGCAATATTAACTAATTGAGGGTTTGATCCGTGGTGATAGTGTATCTTGTTAGGGTCTGTACTTAATCCATCTGCCCAAATACCCTCAATATAATTGATTTTATACTTCTCGGCACAGTCTTTATCCCATGTCCACTTATCGGCTGGATAATCTTTTAACTTATCCCAATAAAGATCGTAATACTCTGGGTTACAAGCGTGGAATACATCTAATTCAAAAACTAAAAAGGCTGAATTACAGCCAAATAATTTAATACCCTGCTTTTGTGCTTGTTTGCACTGTTCAATTACTTCTGGTGTTAATGATGGGCCAGTACCGATGACAATGCCGATTCTAGGCTCATCTTTGGTAAATAATGTAAATTGATTATTCACGCCACTCTGAAGGCTGTCCGCCTAAGCATGATCCCCATCCGACGGATTCTTTTGTATGCCCCATTAAACATCTTTTTTTTATTCTTGGTATAACCTCATTTCTTGTCTCCACTGTTTTTGAATACCAATAGTTCATTTTTTTACTATAAAAAACTTCGGGCAATCTCTCTGTACATTTGATCCATGGATTAGTCATCTTTTAAAGAAAAAATTAAACAATTTTTTTATTAAACTGGTTTGATTATGTGCTGCCAGAAATATATCCGTATATTTGTCGGCTCTTATTGCGTTGAGCCTTTCTTCTTCTGCCCATCTGATATCACGCTCCCGCGTGGTTTCGTCTTTACTATGCGGCAACTCAATATGTTCTATATGCATAACCATCTCCCGTGATGACGCTTATGTTAAAGAAATACTTGCCAAAAATCCTTACGTAAAAATAAAAAGAGAATATATCCCCCAAGAATTAATCAAGCTGAAGCGGGCGCAGCTTCTAATTGCCCGCAAACTTAAAGAGGCATAATCATGAAAACTTCTATCAACGATATTCGTAATGACCTAATAAACGTATTTAATGGTCTGCGCGATAAAACAATGGACATCAAAGAGGCCACTGAAATCAACAACACCGCTGGTAAGATCATTAACACAGCCAAAGTGCAGCTTGCCTATTTCGCCTTACGCAATGACCGCCCCAGTATTGAATTTCTTGAGGGCGGGGCAACCATTGACCACAAGCCTGATGCGCCAAAAATAGCAGCCAAAAAAGGCAAGCGATGAACGCTAGCGATCTAATCCTACTACGCAAGCAATCAGGATGGACGCAGACGGAAGCAGCAAAAAGATTAGGCTGCTCTATCCGATCTATCCAAAACTGGGAAAGCGGTATCTACAAAATACCGCGATCCATTGCATTAGCGGCAGCGGCTGCTGTAAATGAAACCCAGCCATACGGCTGAAAATAACAACTACCGTCCCTTCGGGGGCGGTATTCCTAAAGTATATCCTCTAGTCTTTGTCTTTTAAAGCAAGTTAAAGCGGTTGATCTTGTGCAATTTATTATCTCTATATCCTGTGTAATAGACTCAAATGATTGAATAAATGCCTTAAAAGGCGAATTTACGTCCAATTTTAAAGGATGTTTACCAAAGTAATGGGTGCCAAACATGTCAAAACCGAGCAAAATAATCGTTCCTGCACCCATCTGATAGGCCAAATTTACAGCCTGAAAACCACTATTTCCACCACCTGATACACCATAATGGATGTATTCTTTGCCTAATCCCCCGCTTTGCTTCGATTTAAGCCGGATAAGATCATATTCAGGCTTGGGGTTGCGATCAGGATGATCTACATCGTCTATGGTGTGTGAAACTCCCTTATAGCCAGCCTTAACGTCTGAATAATGAATATCCCACCACTTACCATCACAGGCATAGTGATAAGGCGCATCCGGCAACATGCGCCATGCGTCATTGACAACGATTACCTGGCTTTTTTCTTGTGCTTTCTCACAATCTTCTTGCGTGAGACTTTGACCGGTGGCAATGACTGTGAAGATAGGGGCTTTTTTTTTGCCTCGTAGTCTTCATCGACTTTTGTCGAATAATCAAGACGCTCTGCGGCATTACAATCATCCACAAGATGATTTAAGAACTTTATAGGGTATTTTGTATCGTCCAATACATCGCCAACGCTAAAATCGCCAAACGGCGTAATTGGATTTGATATAATTCTTATCTTCATAATAAAAAGGGGCTAAGTTTCCCTAGCCCCATATCCTTAGAATGATGCTTTTATGAAGCTCTCGGTTCTAAATACGCATAAAGCCAGTCGTTCTTCTGCACGAATTGTGACCATATTCTTTTCAAAATTCGATGCGTTCTCATAACTGACCTCAACAGATGCCTGCTGGCGGTCTTTTATTTCAGAACTCATAGCAAATGCACCAACCAACACAGTTCCGGCTGTCATAGCATTACTTACGACAACAGGAATACCCCACAGGCTAGGCTGTGAGAAAGCGCGAGGATTGCCAACAACATAACGAATATCAGTAGCAGAACTACCGACTTTCAATACATCGATTTCATACCAGTCCTGCGGGTTCATCACTACCGCGTCAGGCGTGTAATTTGCAATCTGCGCCTGTTTGATCATCTCGCGCACAATATCAAGCTTATTGGTCAATTCTGGTGATTGAACCGTATAAGCTGTTGCTTGTGTATAGATACCATTCAGTCGATGATTAGCGCCAGACCCCACCAAAAGCTCTGTGTCTTCATACAGTTTCAGCCCATACGTCAGTCGGCCTGAAATGAAAGACTGTAGCTGTGCTGAGTCTTCGATAACCTGTTTTGAAGCAGGAATGAAGTGCGCCAATGTGACAACCGGCTCAGTAACTAACGTAAATGTGATGCCGGATTCTGGCTTGGTAACATTTTCATACGCTTCTGGTGATCCACCAATCTGCGGGCCTGCATTATTCGTAAATGTATTTTCACGTACAAACTCAATCAGATTTGAAGTGGTTGCGCTTGTTGGTATCATGTCACGAATCATCAACTGCCGATTTGCAGTGGTATTGATGCCACCCAACCGATCAGCAGGCACTAAAGGCTGATTTTGACCAGTAGCGTTGATAATTGCTGTCTTGATTTCCATTTTTGCACGACTGCCCGAACCTTCCTGCAATGCCTTAAACTGGTCTGACTTGGTGAACTCCACACCAAGATCATATGGCTCATTGTCTTCCTGTGTACCAAGACCTTTCTGCTCCATTGCAATCATACGGTCAGTTAGCTCATTGACGTTCTCGGCAACCTTATCAATAGCGTTCTTGGTTTCCGTGGCAACTTCGCCAGTGTGCTTGAATTCTTCGTTAGATTTGTCGATGTACTCTTTAAGTTCAGCGTGTTTTTCAGTAAGGGCTTTTTCGACAGCCTTGAGATTCACAAGGTCTTCGGTTTGCTGTTCACTCATTTTATTTTCCTCATAAAAAAACCGCCTCAGTTGGCGGCTCTTTCTTTAAATTGCTATTTATTTATAGCTTGTTAATAAAATCAACCAGATGACTGGTTTTGCCTTTAATATTAAGACGTTTCTCATATTCCATGATCTTTGCCTTAAGCTCCGTGTTTTGTTCTTTCATCACATTATCAGACTCACTCTGAGTAATGTTTTTGAACTGGCTCACGAATGCAGTCACCATTGAACGTGGCAATACCCCTAACTCTCTTAGGAAATACTCCACATCTTTAAAATTCTCAATACTTTTAATCTCTGATTTAACCGTTAATATCTCGGCACGTTCGTCCATAGGGAATGTAACTGCGCTGACTTCTTTTAAATCGCCTTTTGTTATAAGTTTCCCGCCTTCGCTTTTCCTCTCAAATACCAATGTTGATTTTAGCGCACCTATCGAAAGTGCACTTATGGCTTTGCGAAGCATCGCAGAGTACAGACTAGGCCCATCCCTATGATTCAAATCAATTACACCACGAAGCAAAAGACCGAAATCATCTTCCTTGGCTTCAACATAGTCACCAACTGGTATTTCCATATGCCTATGATTAAGGAACATTTTAGGCAGCCCTTTTGCTATCGACTCATTAAATGCACCGTTCTTTATGGTGTCATTAGCCAAATCGTTACCGCCATATGTGGTCGCATATCCAGTAAACTCACCTTTTTCATCATTGGCTAGTTTGAGTTGGCAGAGTTCCAGGCTGTTGTCGATTTTGTAAATCATTTACCTTCTCCAATTCCTGAACAGGCGTTAAATTAACCTGCACAGTTAAATCATCACCACCCTCTTTGGGCGGGTCATTATTAATCTTTCTGATCTCATTTCGGGTCTTAAGCCCGTTCTGCACCCATTTGCTATGTAATTCTGCTTTCGTGGCCGCATCCATTTTGATGAATCCACTTACATCATGGTCTGCAAATATCTTGTCTCTGTCTTTTGCTGGGATGAGGCTATCCTTAATCGTACTCTCCCATTCATCCAGATAATCTTGTAGGGTAAAAGTAAGAAATGATAAAAGCTGTTGTTCAAATGAGGCAGGCCACGCACTTGTCGAACTGCCGCCACCGATTAATATTTCAGGAACCCCGTAGAATCTCGCTATTTCACCGATCTGCATTTTACGGGTTTCAATCATCTGCATCGTGTCAGGATTAAGCCCCTCGTTGTTCCACTTGGCACCACCTTCAAGTATTCGCGCTTTCCCTTTGTTGTATGCGGTTTCATGAAAGCCTTCATATAACTTTCGTGCTTGTTCTCGTTGCTCTACGGTAAGAAACTCATCAAAACTGATATGCCCCGAACCTGTATTACCGCCATTAGCGAATTGTTTTGAGGCATAAACGTCTGCTGAAACAGAGATACCAAGTGTTTTACGAGCATAATTGCTACGCTCAAACCCTACAATGCCATCCGATCCAAAGCCTTTCAGATGGAATACATCTGGTAATGATAAGTAAGCTCACCATTATTCAGATAAGGTGTCATTCTTCCCGGACGTAAGGGAACTAATGCAATCGGCCTATCGCCAGACCAGAATATCTCAGCATAAGCGTTCGACCAGATACAAAGCTGTAATGTTAAAGCCTTTCTTAAATCTCTCGGCTTCATTAACGCATTCGGTGAAACATGAAACAGGTCTTTCAGATAATGTCTATCTAACTCTTTACGTCCGTCTTCTGTCTTTTCATAGAAATTAATCGGCAATGATGCTACTGAATTGGTTATATATTGAACACAAGCCCATACAGACGATACCTGCAAAGCCCTCTCATCATTAACCGATATCCCGGCATCGGTTGATATACTCCCAGATGAACCATGCTGAGCGCCGGTTTCATTGTTTGAGGTAGCGCCTTTACCGAACCATGCAAGCGCCCTTGAAAATAGATTCATTCTGCTGCACTCGCAAGGAAATCACTGAGGCTGCCGGTATCGGTATCTATTTGCCAGCGAGTCATAGCCATGATTAAAGTAACCGGGCCATCAATATGGCAATTCTTATCGTTGTCATTTGCTTTACGTGGATACACATTATTTCTCGCGTCTGCCTTTGCTGTTACATTGCCTACTTGCCAAGTCATACAAGTGTTACCGTCATGCCATAACTTGCCATCCAGAACCTGCGCCTCTACTTCTTTCATGGCATCAGACAAGTTTTTAACTGTCATAGGTAATTCCATTACCGGCAAGCGTTCTTCCTGCATACGGGTGATTAGATAGTTAGCCTGCCATTGGTCAAAGATAAAGTATTCAACGTCAAACTGTTTTGCAAGGCTCTTGAGTTCTTCTTCCACAAACGCGTAATCTGTAGTACTGCCAAGCGTTTCTATTATCTCGCCTTTTGTTAAAAACTCTCTGTATTTGTCGTTATCTTCGATTGCTGATTCAGGCGCATAGAATTTAAAGAATGTATAGAATTGACCATCACGCTTGAATAATATACAAACCGATGTCAAATCTTTCTTTGAGGACAAATCCACAGCGACAAAACATTGACACCCTTTAAAATCATCTATTGATAATTTCTTTTTCTGCTTCTGCCAAAGCAACATGTTCATCCATGCGGCTCTGGCTCCTACCCATATATTCAGATGCTTGGTTTTATACTCATTTTGTTTTGTGGCCGAGCGTCTTGCTTTTGCTAATTCTTGCTTTAAGAATCCAGGATCAACTGATATGCCATAATTAGGGTTGGCTTTTTTGACAGATGATTCATCCTGCCAATCGTCTTCATCATCTATCGTATAAATAATAGCAAAGATAGTATCGTCTTCTATCGTACCCTCAAGTATCTTTATGCACTCTTGTTGCTTTTCGTAACAAGGGCCACCAAGATTATCCCCCGCCGTTGTGATATATGACATCAAAGGACTGCCAAACATCGCCCGCGCACCCATGCCGGTTATCATGGTCTGCACTTGCTTATCGTCTTGGTGTTCGTGATATTCGTCTGCTATTGCATGACTAGGGCTTGACCCATCGCCTGGATTACCAATAATAGGCTCACACTTTGATCCGGTGGTCATTATGTTAAGGTTTTTTGCATTAACCTCAACATTATAATGATTTGTTAATACGGACGTTCTTTTGAATATTTGCTTTATAGGCCCGAATACTTCCCATGCCTGCTTTTCGGTCGTGGCCCCACTGTATACCTCAGAACCAAAAACACCATCAGCGCAAAAAGTATAGGCACCCCTTGCCGCCATCTTGAAAGACTTCCCATTCTTTCTCGGTATGATCTCGAATGATTCCCTGAACCTGCGCTTTTTCGTTCCTTTCCAATAAAATCCAAATATGTTGCATTCAGTAAACTTCTGCCATCCCTCCAGCTTTAGATTCTGTTTAGTATTCGCCCAATGATCCTTTACGTGTGGCAAAGTTTCATAAAAGTTACATACCTTCTGCGCTTCCTTTTCATTAAAATATAAGTCTTCCCTGACTATATCGCGCATAAACCTCTCACACGCAAGAATGACATATCTACATGCAGGTATTTCCTTGTCTATTACATCACGCGCATATTGCCAAGCGTCACGTACATGGCTCTTTTTAAACGGATTCTTATCACGCATCTAAATTCATGTAAGGATTATCTTCAGCAGGCTTATCAATTGCCAACTTCTGACGATCTGCGGGTGACATACCAAGCCGCGCTAACGCTGAATACATATGATTGTATTTGCCAACCGCGAATCCTTTAACGTCTTCTCTATATTCAGCAATCAAGTTGCTGGCAAATTCCATAAAATAACGATCTGCACAAGTCAGCACGCCAGGTATTGCATACGATTCAAGCTCAAACCAAATCGCCTTAGCTTCATCCGTCATTCGATCAGGGGCATTACCTAACGGACTATCCGATTTAGGTACTTTCCCCCGATAACGCTCAGGGT